GCGCTTTTATGCTTGGTTTGGAAGTGGAGACCAGGGAGCTCTGCTCTTTGAGTATTGGGCTACTGACTTTATTGAGTTCCTTACTTGGTATAGTATAGATGATGGTGGGGACACTACTATCTCTGCTGACCAGCTCACTGCTGCTATTGTTGAAGAGTTAGCAAAGCTTCCTTCGACAAATAAATACATTGATAAATATAATGAGATCCTTACATCTTATGCCGACAAATTCTAGTATATCTAATGAAATTGACGCCATTATTGCTAGGGCGATGATGGAATATCAAAAGGCCAAGGGAGAAGATGCTTTTGCTCCTGCAGAAACCCCTGTTAAAGAAGAACCTGAAGAAGAGGAAGTGTTTGCTCCAGAAATTCCAGTAAACTCTCAAAGTATCCTTGTTGCTGAAGAGACTAGTAGATTTAGCGGAGCTGTTTGGTTTGAAAATATTCAAAATACATCAGTTACCCTTGCTGGTCTTGGGGGAATTGGTAGTTATGTAGCATTCTTGTTGTCTAGGCTTCATCTTAATTGTTTATATCTATATGATAATGATACTGTAGAAGCAGCAAATATGTCTGGACAGTTATATTCTAAGCAAGATGTAGGAATCTTAAAGGTTAATGCCACCTGCAGAACGCTAGAAAACTACTCTAACTTTTATGACCTAGTGGGCTTTAATGAGCGATTTACCTCTTCTTCCCCTGCTACAGAGATTATGATTTGTGGCTTTGATAACATGGAGGCAAGAAAAACTTTCTTCAATTCTTGGAAGGCGTTTGTTGTACAACATCCTGAGGAAGAACGGAAGAAGTGCCTGTTTATTGATGGAAGACTTGCCGCTGAGAACTTTCAGGTTTTCTGCATAAGAGGAGATGATAACTTCAATATGAATAAGTATGAAGATAAATTCCTCTTTAAAGACTCTGAGGCAGATGAAACTATCTGTAGTTATAAGCAGACTTCCTTTATGGCTAATATGATTGCTTCTGTGATGGTCAATCTATTTGTAAACTTTTGCGCCAATGAGTGTAATCCTTTAATTCCCAGAGATTTGCCCTTCTTCACTGAGTATTCGGCGGATACTATGTTCTTTAAAGTTATTGCATAATGGAGTTTAGTTACAGCTATAGAAATACTATTTCACAATTTTCACGAGCAGATAGAATCCTTTATGGATTTTCTGGAGCAGACAGTCAAGACCTAAATACTTGTCCTGTAGAAATAAGATTTAAGCTTTCTAGAGAGGGAGGAGAAGTTCCAATTATTGCTTTTAATGCAATTACACAACAATTTGGCTACTCCCAGTCCCACCGTCTTTCTTTGGAGGAGGGTCAGTTTATTACTGTTGTTGTGCCCTTACTAGGTATGTGCTATAAAAATTGTAAGGGAGCAGATACTATTATGAAAGCTTTTACTCAGTTTTCCTGCCGAATAATAGAAGCACGAACCCCAGACGAGAGTTATTATGGAGGTACGGGATTTGTGCTGGATAAAGACTATAAGCCCCTGCTTTACCTTACGAAATCTTTTTCTCCTACAACAGAAAACACTGCGCCTATAACAGTTCATGTGTCTCCCACAGTTTTTCTTAATGATAAGAGTGTCTTGACTAAGGCAATTATTAAAAAGTGCATTCCCTTCTATCTATCTCAGTATCCAATTAGTAGTCGGGAACCAGCCTTTGCTCCTAAAATTGTTATTGATGATGGGTCTGAATTATTTTTCACACCCAATAAGCCTACTCCGGGGATAAATATAAACAAAGACATCAATAACTTCTTAAAGGGGGAGATTGGAGAAGTTTTGGGACAGTTAAAATAAAAGTAGAATGATGATATCGGCTGTTTTTAATAATTGGTTAAGGGTAATAGATACCTCAACTTTGTTTAAAGTATTAGGGCAACTTAATCCCAAAAATATATGTCCTTCAAAAGATAATGTCTTTAGAGCATTTACATTGTGTCCAATAGAGAAATGTAGGGTTGTATTCTTGGGGCAAGATCCTTATCCTCAACCTGGAGTAGCTACTGGTATTCTGTTTGGGAATTCTGCAAATATGGAGGATCTATCTCCGTCATTACAAGTTATTAAAGAAGCCGTTATTGACTACACAAAGCTACATAATTATCCTATAGAGTTTGATAACAGTTTAGAGAGTTGGGCTAAACAAGGGATTTTAATGATTAACTCAGCCCTCACAGTTGAAGTAAATAAGATAGGGTCTCACACAGCATTGTGGAGACCCTTTATTTCAACTTTCTTAGAGACATTCTCAAGTTATCAGCCAGGTGTTGTATATGTTTTATTTGGAAAGCAGGCACAAACATTTGAACCATATATAAAGAAATGTGGTAATCATATACTTAAAGAAAATCATCCAGCCTACTATGCCAGAACAGGTCAGCTAATGCCTTCAACAATATTTAGGAAGGTTAATGAGTACCTTAAAAAACAGTACAATGAGGAGATTGTGTGGTATACTGAATTCAATGGAGAAACAGATTAATGGCTAATAACAAAAAAATTAGAAATGCCACTTTAATTAAAGTCAAGGGAATTACCTTTAAATCCCAGTTGGAGAAAATGGTATATAAAACTCTGATAGAAAACAATATAGAACCAGAGTATGAAAAATATACCTTTGTTCTCTGGGATGGGTTTACCCCCATTACTCCTTTCTATGATCAAGAGACAGACCGACAACAGGAAAAACGAAATTTAATTGAAAGTCCAGACAGAAAAACTCCAAAATTGCTAGTATTGAAAATGGATAAAGTGGTAGGAATCCGCTACACTCCAGATTTTCATTTTAAAGTAGGAGAAGTAGATGTATGGATTGAGGTTAAAGGCATAGAGAATGATGTTTTCTATGTTAAGAAAAAACTGTTTAGAAAGTTCCTTGATGATAGATTTGAGAAGGAGGGTAAGAGGTCTATATTCTTTGAGATTTATAGTAAGCGGCAACTACTTCAAGCATTAGAAATAGTTAAGAATTATGTCGAGTCCATTACAACAGATTAATGAACTTGTTTCAAGTTTACCAGCCAAAGATCTCGGCTTAGCTAAGAAGTTCATAGAAAAGAAAGACTGGGAGGCCCTTAAAGACCTCACTTGGTCTTGTCTTCAGCTATTAGAATCAGCTTATGAGAAAGAAACTATTCCTCCTAAGTATCAAAATATTGACTTAGATAAAGTCAGGGAATTGGCGCTGGTTTGTGATGAGTATTATTATCTTATCTATCCTGAGGAAGAGGAAATTGAAGATGATTTCGATTACAGTGATATGATGGAAGAGGATATTTAGGAATGAAAGAAAAATCATTAAAAGAAATTAGCTGGCAAGTTCCAGAAGAGACTTATAGAGAGGACCCTTCTCTAAGTTATTCCACGCTTGCCACTTATGAAAGATCAGGATTTAATGGTCTAGAGAATCTATATGATAGGAAAGAAACTGTTTCCCTTACTTTTGGTAGCGCTGTTGATGCTATTATTACTGGAGGAGATACGGAATTCCAAAGTAGGTTTATTGTGGCAGAATTACCAGCCATATCGGATAAGGCAGCTAGAATCATTAAAGAGCTTTTTGCTGATAATCATATTACTTGTAGGACTTTCGATGATCTTTCAGACATAAAGGTCTTAGAAGCAATTGAAAAGTATGAATATTGGAACAACTGTAAAGCTGAAACCAAATTAAAGAAGCTTAAAGATGAGGGTGCTTCAGAGTATTATGATTTACTACATTTAGCAGAGAATAAAACTCTAATAAGTAGTAGCATGTATTCTGAGGTGCTTGCCTCTGTGAGGGCTCTTAAAGAGTCTGAAGCCACTAAGACCTACTTTGCTCCTGATGATCCCTTTGATGATTCTCTGGAGAGGCTATACCAGCTGAAGTTTAAGGCAACCTTAAATGGTATAAATTATCGCTGTATGAGTGATTTACTTATAGTAAATTATACTGATAAGATAATTTATCCAGTTGATTTGAAGACCTCTTCCCACGCAGAATGGGATTTCTTTAAATCATTTATTCAGTGGGATTATCAGATTCAAGCAAGGCTTTATTGGAGAATAATCAGAGATAATCTTAATAGAGATTCCTACTTTAAAGACTTCACTTTGGATGATTACAGATTCATAGTTGTTAATAAAACTACTCTTACTCCCCTAGTTTGGAAGTTCCCAGAGACACAGCAGACTGGTACACTTCTTGTGGATAATGGGTCCCCCATTAAACTCCGAGACCCTGAGGATATAGGCCAAGAGCTTTATTATTATCTTAATAATAAGCCTAGGGTTCCTGTAGGAATTAATTTAGTTGGGGATAATGATATTACAAGTTGGTTAATTAAGAGCTATGATTAATGTAAGAAAAAGAAATGGGAGTCTAGAACCCTTCAGCTGGGAGAAAATTGACAATGCTGTCAAAAAAGCATTTGCTGCACAAGGCAAAGAAACTCCAGAGCTTGTACATCAGATTGTACATGACACAATTAAAGTAAAACATTCTTCTGACACTGTTACTGACATTGAGGACATTCAAGATGATGTTGTTAAAAGTATAATTGCTGCAGGAGAATGGGACACTGCTTTAGCTTACCATTCTTATAGAGAGAAGCATAAAGAGCTTCGCTTTATTAAGGATAGAGTTGATTGGATTGATAAGTATATGGAATCCACTGAAAATGCTGCTACCTCTTCAGAGACAGATGCTAATGCAAATGTTTCAATTAAGAATGTAGCAAACATTGATGGAGAAGTATATAAGTCCATTAACAGGCAGATTCAGAGGTACAGAATGACTAAGCAGCTGCAAAAGCAATTTCCTGAAATCGCAGAGCAGTATGTTAAAGATTTGGAGCACCACATTATTTATGCCCACGATGAGGCATCATCCCCAGCAGTAAAGAATTATTGTGAGGCAGTGTCTTTGTATCCACTACTTGTGGAGGGAACAAAGGGAATGGATGGACTAGGAACTACTGCTCCCAAGAACTTGAGTTCTTTCTGTGGTCAATTGGTTAATTTAACCTTCCTTCTCTCTGCCCAGTGTAAAGGCGCTGTAGCTTTTGGAGAGTTCTTCAATTTCCTTGATTACTTCTGTGTTAAAGATTTTGGGCCATTCTATCATGTGATGGCTCACAGAGTGGAAGCATCTGAGTATCCTAAAAGGAAAATAGTAGATTCTATTCATCAGGCATATCAGCAGATAGTGTATGGCTGGAATCAGCCTGCAGGCAATAGAAGCTATCAAAGTCCATTTACTAATATTTCTTATTATGATGAGAATTATTGGCATGCTCTCTTTGATGACTTCTATTTCCCCGATGGTACACAGCCCAAATGGGAGAGAGTAAACTGGTTGCAACATGATTTTATGGAATGGTTTAACAATGAGAGAACCAAGACTCTATTAACCTTCCCCGTAGAAACAGTTGCATTGCTCAGTGAGGACGGAGATATTAAAGATAAGGAATGGAAAGACTTTGTGGCAGAAATGTATAGCAAAGGACACTCTTTCTTTACTTACATCTCTGATAATCCCAATGCCCTGGCTTCTTGCTGTAGACTTAGGAATGAAATTGCAGAGAATGTCTTCTCATTTACTAATGGTCTTACTGGAGTTCAAACTGGTAGTGCCAATGTAATTACCCTCAATCTTAATAGAATTGTTCAAGATTGGAGTAAGAAGATGATGGATGCTAACGAAGGAGATTGGACTCAAGAAGATGCTAGAGAGTCTTTGGCAGACCTGCGTGAATACCTTATAGGCATTCTCGATAGGGTCTACAAGTACCACATTGCTTATAAGACACTTCTCTATGAAGTTGAAGATGCTGGTATGTTGAATGCTTCTACTGCTGGATATATCAATATGCACAAGCTATTTAGTACTATTGGTATTAATGGACTTAATGAAGCAGCTGAGTTCTTGGGAATTAAATGCAATTATAATGATGAGTATAAAAAGTTCTGTAGGCTTATTACAGGAACTATCTCAGAGCAAAATAAACTTCATTCCACCAAAGACTTTCAGTTCAATACTGAACTAGTTCCTGCAGAAGGGCTATCCAGTAAGAACTATGGTTGGGATAAGGAGGATGGCTATTGGGTGCCCTCTGATAGAAATCTTTATAACTCCTACTTCTATATTGCATCTGATCCTAAGACTACTATACTTGACAAGTTTAAGCTTCATGGTAAGGAATTCACAGAACTGCTTGATGGAGGAGTGGGGTTACATTGTAATCTTGAGGAACATCTTAGTAAAGAGCAATATCTATCCCTGATTAATGTTGCTATCCATTATGGCACTTCATACTTTACATTCAATATTCCTAATAGTGAATGTGATGATTGTCATTTTATTACTAAGTACCCTATTAAGGTTTGCCCTAAATGTGGTAGTACTCACATCTCTTGGTGGACAAGGGTTATTGGGTTCTTAAGACCTATTAAATACTTTGACAAAGAGAGATATAAGGAAGCACAGACTAGATTTTATGCCAAAAAAGAATCATTGGAAAGTGGAACTAGTGAAAGTTAAAAAGCTGTCCCCAGAAGCCGTAATTCCTAGCTATGCGACTGTTGGAAGTGCAGGAATGGATGTAACTGCTATCAGCAAGGAATATGATGCAGAAAATGACTGCTGGGTATACCATACTGGGTTATCATTTCAGCTTCCCAAGGGATATGTAATGCTTATATTTCCAAGAAGTTCTAACAGAAAAACAAATTGCTATCTTGCCAACCATGTGGGTGTCCTGGACAGTGATTATACTGGAGAGCTTCTGCTAATGTATAAGTGCAGGGATTGTATTTTTACATATCCTCCCTATCAGGAGGGTGAAAGGGTTGGTCAAATAATTATTATGCCATATCCAAAGATAGAGTTCTTGGAGGTTGAAGAACTAGACAAGACAGAGAGGGGAGATGGTGGATTTGGAAGTACAGGTAAATAATGGATAAATTAATTTTGATTGTCCTTGTTTTTCTTCTATGTATTACCGTTCTTATTATGGAATGGATTCATACATACAGGAATAAACAGAAGGAAAAGACTAAAATATCTTTTAAAGAAGGTTTGGATTTAACCGAACTACCAATAGTAACTTTCTATCAAGGCACTACGAAGTTACATTTTCTTCTAGACACTGGTAGTAATATATCTTATATTAATAGAGATGTCATTAACAACATTAAAGCAACAGATTTAAAATCTTCTTCAAGCACTTTTGGGGTTGAAGGCAATGGTGTTGAGTGTCATCATTATTCAATAGAAATAGGATATAAAGACCAGAAGTTTGTTGAAGAATTTGGTGCTATTGATTTGAGTGCTGCTTTTAGTACTATTGAGAAAGAGAGTGGTATCAAATTACATGGTATTTTAGGAAATCGCTTCTTTGAAAAGTATAAATATGTTCTTGATTTTAAAGAATTAATAGCATATCGGTAATGATTTATTTGGTATCCGCTTCTCAATTTATATTTGATATTCCGGATATTAAACAAGTTTCAGTACAAGAATCTCTTGAAATTCTAGCCCCATTAGAAATAGTGGGGCTAGATACTGAAACCAGTGGCCTAGATCCATATACTAAAGAATTAAAGTTGGTTCAGCTTGGATGTAAGGACTTTCAAGTAGTTATAGATACTACTACTGTAGACATCACAAGATATAAAGAGTATCTTGAGTCAGATAGGTTATTCCTTTTATGGAATGCCAAGTTTGATTTGAAATGGTTCTATAAGTATGGTATTATAATCAAGAAGGTATATGATGGATTTCTTGCTGAAAAGTTAATGTGGCTAGGTTATCCTGCAGGTATTCATAGTATGAGTTTAAAGTCTGCAGGAGAAGAGTATCTTGGAATAGAGTTAGATAAATCAGTTCGTGGTAAAATAATCTATTCAAAACTGGATGAAGAAATTATTAGGTATGGTGCCAATGATGTCCAGTGGCTGGAATCTATTAGAGAAAAGCAACTTGAGAAGTTAAAAGAAAAGGACTTACTTGTTGCTCTTGATATAGAGAATAGGTTTGTAAGGGTACTAGCATATATTGAATGGTGTGGAGTTAAGCTTGATATTCAGAAATGGAAGGAGAAAATGAAGAAAGATAGCCTCAGAGAGGAGCAAGCAAGAAAGCGACTTGATGATTGGTTAATTGAAAATATTCCTAACTCTCCTTATATTTATGTGGATGTTCAGGGTGACCTCTTTAGAGAAGAAGCCTTTGATTTAACTCCCAAAGTATCAATCAATTGGAATAGTGCTAAACAGCTAATTCCCATATTCAAAAAGTATGGAGTAGATGTGGTTGTGCAGGACAAAGAGAAGGGAGGTACCAAAGACAGTATTGATGCTAAAACTCTTAAGCCACAGGCTGATAAATGCAGTTTAATTCCTATCTATCTTGAATATAAGGAAGCTGTAAAGGTTACATCCACCTATGGAAAAAACTTTTTAGAGCAAATTAATCCAGTAAGTAGAAGAATTCATACCAATTACCAGCAGATGGGAGCAGACACTACTAGAATCACCTCTGGAGGCAAGGATAAAGCAGATAATATTGAATATGTTAATCTCTTGAATTTGCCTGCAGATGCTGAAACTAGGGCCTGCTTTGTTGCTGAGGAAGGAAATAAATGGATAAGTATAGATTATTCTGGACAGGAAACCTACCTAATGGCATCCATAGCAGATGATAAAGCAATCATTAAAGAGCTTACGGAGGGAAGTGGAGATATTCATTCCCTAACTGCTTATATTTCCTATCCTGAAATTCCTAGGGATACCCCCATTAAAGACATAAAGAAGCTATATCATAACCTCAGACAAGAAGCCAAAGGGATTGAGTTCGCCATTAATTATGGAGGCAATGCAGATACTATCTGTAGAAACAAGGGAATCCCAATGGCTGAGGCTGAGAAGATTTATAATAATTATATGAGTGGCTTCTCTGGTCTAAAGAAATATCAGGATTTCAGACGAAAAGACTGGTTTGATAAAGGATATATTCTGCTTAATCCTTTAACTCGTCATAAAGCATTTATATATGATTATGATAAACTGTTAGAGGAAAAGAAATGGATGTCAACTTTGGATTGGGAGTATTACAGACAGATGAAAAAAGAATATCCCGACTGTGATACTGTACAGAAAGTAAGACATTTCTTCAAGAGAAAAGCAGATAGTGAGAGACAGTCTATTAATTATCCTATCCAAGCTACTGGAAGTATGTGTCTAAGAGTTGCCCTAATTAACTTCTTCAACTATATTTGTGATAACAACTTGTTTGAAAAAGTTAAGATTACTATTACTCCTTATGATGAAATCAATTGTGAAGCTCCAGAAGCAATAGCAGAAGAAGTTGCACAAGAGGTTCATAAAGATATGGTTAAATCTGGGGCAATCTTCTGTACTAGATGCACTCTTGACGCTGATATGTCCAGATTAAAAGATGGAAGTTTGCCAACCTATTGGATACATTAATATGAAAAGTTGGTGGGAGTATGTAATTGAGACTATAGTTCTAGTATTCTTCAAAATACTAGAACTAGTTCTCAATATTTTTGCGTTTATATGTATGGCTATTGCTTGGCCTATTATTCAGATTATTAAAGCCATAAAAGGAACAAATGGAAACTAATTATGAAGAAATGATTACTCCTTCCTTTGTAAGGCAAGTATTTGATAACCATATTCTTAAAGAAGGCCAAGAGAGATGGGCTATAACTGTATGTGGTAAGATAGTCACTGTAAGTGGCAAGATGCTATTTGACTCTAGACAGCAGGCAGTAAAAGCATTTTATAATAGCTTTCACTGGAAATTTGGCCGTCAGGTAGCAAGACAGATTAATGGTGGTGACGGTTGGTCTGGGAGTTACTATTGGTGGGGAGATCCTGACAGAGCTGATCGTTGGAAAGCCTTTAAAAAAGTCCTTGAAAGAGATTATGGCTTCAAAATTATTCAAGTATGAGTGAACAAGTAAATCATCCTCAGCATTATAATTCTGGAGGAATAGAATGTATTGATGCAATGGAAGCAGCTTTTGGTAAAGAGGAAGTTGCTTCCTTTTGTAAGTTAAGTGCTTTTAAATATATTTGGCGCGGTAAATATAAAGGTAAATATGCTGAAGATATGAAAAAGGCAGCTTGGTATATTAATAAGTTTAATGAAATAACGAATACAAATGAACAGCTTGGGTGATTATCCTGTAGGAGCAAAATATGATTCTAATGCTCCCTATAATGATGTTGAAAATCCTGAAGTAGAGCTTAATGTCTTGGTTAGTATTACTTTAAGTAAAGTGGTAAAGGTTAAAGTAAAAGACTATGATATTGTGGATGAAGGACAGGATGATGCAGGAGACTATTTCTGTGATATGGATTTCTCTGACACCAATCTTCTTGCTGCTGTTGAAGAGCAAGTTGTTCTTCCTCAGGATGCTTCTCTCTATGTAGATGTTGGCTCTAATCTTAAAGCGGCCAATGATCTTTCTGGATGGAATGTAGATGAAATGGAATGTGTTCTAAGCAATGGCAGCAAGTAGTGACAATAATGTCTATATTAAAAGAGGCAGGAAGTATGTGCCTTTTGGAGTAAAACATGACGAGCATTATCTTCCTGACGGTATTTGGTATGTAAGACATTCTGACAGCTCCTATGGAATTACTAATGTAGACCATTATCTAAGTGGTTTGTATAAAGTTGGTGATCCTCCAGGATTTGTTGATGTTCCTAAACTTTGTAGTATTCATTCTTATGTAGAATATGTAATGAACAGTAAAGAGTTTAGGGAGATTATGGATAGAGGAAACTATTCATTTCAAGAATTAACTGCTAAAATTACTGCTCTAATTCTTAATTTAAATAAGATTCTTAAATCCAAAGAAAATGATGACAATAAAAGACCTCAGAGAGATCCTCCTTCATTTTGAGGATCCCAAATATGATGATTATGAAGTAGTTCTATGGGACTATAATCATCAGCAAGAGCTAGTTTGGGGAGGAATGCACTCACTCTCTCATCCTAAAAAGCAGCTGTCTTTTCCTGTAGAAGTACCTCCAGTAGATGGTATTACTGTGTTTGAACGACTAAAACA